TATGGGTTGTTGTTGGTATAGGTTGATTAGTGGTGGGTTGGGTGGTTAAGTCAACGTCCTACGTCTCACATAAAACTTAAGGCATGGCTGACTATCCCTTAAAATAATATGTCATCCTTGGCTAGTGTGGTGCGTGTATGAGTATGTATATAATGAATAGATTTTCAAAAGGGGGGTGGGGGGTCGGAAACTCGAAGCTGGCCAAGACCTTATAATTCCCATCATTAGCCTGACCCTATTTTGAAAAAAAATCGTACAAAAATTTGAAATTTTTTTGGTAAAATATTGTATGCACTATTCAACTATAATTGACGACGAAAATAAATTCTTCAATCTTTGTTATTTTTGGCAGGATGTACTACGTCTGAATGATTGGGATATCGAGTTCATACAAGTTTCTGATGTTAGTGAGTTTGCTAACGAAGGAAATGTTTATGGTGAATGCGAAGCTGATGGTTCTATGAAAGAGGCTGAGATACGCATATGGTTTGGTGATAGTGTTGACAAAGGCTTTGATATGGAACATACTATTGTTCACGAGCTATTACATATTGTTTTAAATGACTTAGATATATGCGCTTGTGACCATGAAATAGAAGAACGTATTATTAATGTACTTGCAAAATCTTTACTAAGGTTAAAGAGTGGTGACTGATATGGTGATGCACTGTTATTTTGGTTTAGCTTTTTTAGTTGTTTTTTCTTACTTTTATTGGAGTCAATGTAAATGACTGTCTATTTAATAATAGGCTGTGTGTTGGGCGTTATAGTTGTTTACTTCTACGGTAGAAGGGAGGGGATCAAAACATCTCAGCTCGGTGCTGCTGTTGAAAGCATCAAAAGATCCAAGGTTGTTGATAAAATGATTAAGGTTATTGATGAAAAAACTAATAAGAAGATCCGCGATATATCTGTTCGTAGTGCTATTAACTTTTGGGTGCCAACGAACGGTACAAAGAAGTCTAAGGACGTTTCAGGAACCGATAAAACCGGAACTTGATATAAAAATAAATAACGATAACGTGTGCATGATATCCGATGATTTTTCTAAGCTTACAGTTTATGCTATTGAGCTTGGAGGTCAGTTACAGAAATGCAATGCACAAGCTAAGGAGTTTAACTAATGGATATATTTTTAAAATTTATGAGTTCTGGCCCTGAATGGCTTACGGCTATTTGTGGTGTTTTAACTGCTTGCACAGCTATAACTGCTTTAACTCCAACTAAATCTGATGATAGTATTTTAAATACAGTACTAAAAGTTTTAAATTTCTTAGCTGGGAATGTGCTGAAGAATAAAAACAAAGATGCCTGATGAGATACTTTTTGGCGTTAATATTTTTATTTACCTGTAGTACTTCTTATGCTTGTCCTTTAGAACCTGATATAGAGAACTATGAAGGAGTTCAATGGAGTTTAAATCCATCACTTGGTGTAGTAATAAGATTTCCTGTAGGTGACGAGTATATATATTATGCACATCCTGAGACAAACGGATATGGTAGTAATTATGGGTGTGTACCTCATCCTAAGGGTGGTTGTAAGTTAATAATATATAAGGAACTTGAGAGGGAAATTGTTTTTATTGACGGTAATAATTATCACACTACAACGATCTATCCAACTATGTGTAGAATGGAAGGTCAAAACTGGAAAGCTTTTTACCTGATATCTTATGAATGAAAAAATTAGTAACCAAGATTTTGTGATACCGCCTATACCTCCAAAGCTAGAAAAGAAAGCGGAGGTGTTACCTAAAGACACTACATTTGGTGGTATAACTGAAAAGAGTACACATCGTAATGGTATGTTGGCGGCTCAGAGAGTGCTACATCAGTTAGACCATCAACCTTTAACAGAGATAGTTAAAATGTTAAAGGATAGTGAAGAATTACCACCAAAGTTAAGAGCTGAAATAAATTTAAAACTACTTGATTTTGTTTATCCTAGATTAAAAGCTGTGTCTATGGAGATTAATGAAACTTCTGGAGACATAGTTAAAGAAACTTTAAATGAAATGAATAGAAAAAGTGTAGGTTTTGATTTTATTAAGCGAAACAAAACTACATTTGTGGAAGAGGAATAGATTTGTACACAGAAAAGCAGTTAATGGAGCATTTGAAGGATAGGTGGTGGCGTTTAAATAACCTATATTGGATAAAACCGAAGCAAGGTAGGAACTCTGAGCTAGTTTTATTCAAACCTAACTGGGCGCAAAAGGAATTATACGATAAGTTGTGGTACAGAAACACCATATTAAAGGCTAGACAGTTAGGTGTCACTACTTTTTGGAGTATATTTTTCTTAGATGACTGTATATTTAACGCTAACAGAGAAGCTGGTATTATAGCTGACACTAGAGAGAACGCTGAAGAAATATTTAGGACTAAGGTTAAAGGTGTTTGGGATAATCTAGCTCTGGATATGCCTTTTTTAAAGAAAAAGATTAAGGAAAGTAACGAACTTGAGTCAGATCAGGGTAAACGTTTGGTTTGGCGCAATGGTTCAGCGTTTAGAGTTGGTACTAGTATGAGGTCTGGTACTCTTACAGAGTTACTTGTGACTGAGTACGGTAAGATTTGTGCTAAGGAACCCGATAAGGCTAGGGAAGTAAGAACGGGTAGTATCGAGACCTTACCCAAAGATGCCTTACTGGTAATAGAGTCTACTGCTATGGGTAATGATGGTGACTTTTACCAGAAATGTATGGATGCTAAATTAGCTGACTCAATAGGAAAAGAGTTATCGTCACTAGATTATAGTTTTTTCTTCTTTCCGTGGTGGAAAGAGCAAGCATATCGAATAGATATGGAAGAAATTGTAACTACTGACATGGAAAAGTATTTTGAAAAGATTGAAGATTCCGGAATAAAGCTAGACGAACCACAAAAAAGCTGGTATATAAAGAAGAACAGAGAGCTTGGAGATGATATGAAGAGGGAATATCCCTCTACTCCAGAAGAAGCTTTTGAGCAGTCTATTGAAGGAGCTTATTTTACTAGAGAGATAGCTATTAGTTATCAAGAACAAAGAATAGGTAAAGTTTCTTTAATGGAAAATTATCCAGTTTATACGGGTTGGGATTTAGGTATTAACGATACAACTTGTATAGTATTCTTTCAAATGCTAAGAGGTGATATCAGGATATTTGATTTTTATGAAAATTCAGATGAAGGTCTTTTACATTACATTAAGCATATTAAGAATAAGAACTATCTTGTGGATAAAAACTTTGCTCCGTGGGATATTGAAAAAAGAGATTTTTCATTAGGAAAAAGCCGTAAAGAGTTTGCAAGGGAAATGGGGTTTTATTTTGATACAGTTAGACGAGTTTCTGATATAATGGATAAAATAGAAGTGTCAAGACTTTTATTTAGTAGAGTGCATATAGATGAAAAAAGATGTAGTGGTCTTATAAAAGCTTTGCATTCATTTAGGAAAGAATGGGATGACAAAAGAGGTTGTTACAAGAATCGCCCATTACATGATTGGGCTAGTAATCCTTTCGACGCTTTTGCTACTGCTATGAAAGCTATAGATGAAGGTATGATAAATAATAACCGTAAACAACAATATGCACATGAAAACTTTAACCTGTTTACAGGTGAGGTTTATAATGACGATGGGATGGTTAACTAATGTCTCTTAATATGCTGACTCATGTATTAAGGATGAGAAGAGAGGGCAATCTTTCTAATAGGGATGCTCAACGTCTTATAAAGAAAACTCTTGGTGACAAAGATTATAGTCGGTTTGTTAAGCCTGATTATGACAAAGGAACTAATGTTTTTGATATGGTCAAGTTTCAAGGTGCTTTAAATAGTGCATCTAGTGGGGATTCAGGCGAACCTAATTCGGAAGCTATAAACAAGAGAGCTTGGGAAAAAGCTAGAGCTGCCCCTAAGAATCCAACCACAGGAAATATTGCACCTGTTTCTGTACAGGTTAAGCATTTAGATAAAACTATTGGTGAGCCTAGTAAAGTTCCATTTCCTTATAATCAAAGACCTTCTATGGGTTTTAAAGAAAGAGTTCCAAGTAGATCAGAGTCTTTACCTCCTAGAACTTTTGATGGAGGTTATCAAACTCTTAGAATGGCTGAAAACCCTTATGATAAGTCAGTCGATAAAAAGAAAAAAAGTAAAGGTGCAGGTAAGCCAAAAGGTTTACTGTTAGATGATGAACAGAAACAAGGTCTTATATATTAGGAGACAGTAATGGGAAAGAAATCAGCACCAGCTATACCACCACCTCCTCCTTTACCGGAGTTGAAACCTATTCAGGTTATAGCACCAGACATTCCAGATATGCCTATGCCTTCTTCAGTTGATTTACCTGATGTAAATGTTCCTGATGAATTAAAAGCTCCAACTTCAGAAGAGATAGCTTTAAAAGCTAAGAAAGAAAAGGACGCTATGAGGAATAGGCCCGGAGGTGCTAGAGGTACTAGGTTTACGGCTCCATTGCTTGCAGATGAAATGGATGATGAAGACATAAACAAACCTTTAATTTATTAGGTACACAATGGGCGGTCAATCAAATCCCGGAAGAACTTATAGACCGAGTGATTCGGATGTATCTTCAACGGGTCAAGATGGTAATATAACATTTTACAATCAAGTTACTGGTCAAGTTGAAAGTAGACCTCAAGCTGATTTAGAAAGTAATGTTGCTTTTGAGAGACATAGTGTAGATTCATCTCAACCTGACAGATACAAAGGTCATGGTGATGTTCAATGGCAACTAAGAACTGGTGGTGGTTTAACTGCTGAAGCATCTAACCAAAGATTACAGAGGTTAGATCAAAATAGAGAAGCCAACAAACAGCAAAATACATTAAACAAAGAAGCTCAAGCGGAAGCTGATCGCAGGGCTGCGGAAGCTGAAGCTGCTAGAGCTGCTGCTATTAGGCAACAAAGAGTAGATAACTTGAACAAGAGAATTGAGTTTGAAGAAACAAATGTTCTTAAAAGTACAGTTAATGCTGCTACGGGTAAAGCTTTTGATGTTTATAGTCCGGGTCAAAAATATGTTGTACCAGAAGGGGCAGACTTTCTTGAAGGTAGTTTTGAGAGGCTTCCTAATATATCTTTAGCTGAGTACAGGAAACAACAAGGGGAAACTGGAGAAGGTAGGCTTTTAGGGCAGGGACGAAAAGGCAGAGCTTCTGGTGTTGTCGATGATGATGAGGATCTTGGAAGTGGTACTCTACTTACTGATTCAACTCAAAATAATAAACTGATTGGTTGATATGACTAAAGAAGAGCGTATAGAGAAGATATGTAAGAGGTTTAGTCGTTTAGAACTGAACAGAACTAACTTTGAACAGTTCTTTAGAGATGTTCGGGACTACATACGCCCAACTAAACAGGGTGTAGATACTTCCGTTATTACTGTAGGCCAACGGCATACAAATAACCGATATGATTCCACTGCTTCTGAAGCTGCTAGAATTATGGCAACATCTATGCAGAATGCTTTAATACCACAATCAAGCAAGTGGTTTGCTTTAAAGATACCTGCTGGTCATCCAATGTCAGCTTTGAATGATGTTAACGATGTTAGTTGGTGGTTCCAAGAGGCTAGTAACAAGATATTCAATTCACTTCATTCTAGTAATTTCTATACTGTTATGGGTGAAGCTTTCTATGATTTTGTTACATTTGGTACTGTAAACATACTTATAGAAGAAAAAGATTTAAAGGACGAAAACTTCTCAGGTTTTAATTTTAGAGGTGTTCCTGTAGGCAGATTTGCCTTTGAGGAAGACTACACAGGTAAACCAGACACAGTATTTTGGGAATACACTAGATCAGCTAGACAGATGTATCAAGAGTTTGATAAGAATAAACTTCCTCCCTCTGTTATAGATTGTTTAGAAGATGATCCAGATAAAGAATTTCAATTAATTAAATGTGTAAAACCTAACGAAATGTATGACAGTAAGGTTTTAGGAGAATTTGCTTTTAGGTCTTATGACATAGAAAAATCTACTAAGCTATGCGTAGCTGAAGGTGGGTTTAACGAATTGCCATTTGTTGTAGCTAGATTTGAAAAGGTTACAGGTGAAGTTTGGGGTAGATCTCCAGCAGATATAGCAATGCCTGACATTATATCTTTAA